ATGGCTTGTTTCTTGTTTACCACTTTTTTGTTTGATTTACCAGATTTAAGTTTACCTGATTTATATTCACGCATTACTTTGCTGATTTTAGCGTCTTTTTTGTCAATCGCCATTTAAACATTAAAAAATCTGTTTGGATTAGCTTGCATATAACTATCGCTTATGCCACTTGACTCATCAAATGCAGGATCATACCGTTGACCCTCATACATAGAGTTGCCATCAAAAACAGGTGAAGAAGGGTTAGATGGAGCAGTGTTTCCAAAATTACTACCGAACATAAAACCACCAATATTAGGGTATGTATCAGGATTAAATAAATTAAAAGTATTTGTGTTTTGCATGTTGCTAAATGCACCCATTTCTGATGCTGGTAGATCACCTGAACCTAAACTTCTTGGGTCTTGTTCATAGTAATCACCATTAATAATTTTATCAAAATCGTAAGTTGGCACACCTTGATTATCTGGAAACATATCAGGTATTCCTTCCATGCCCGGCATATTTGTAGTTTCTGTTACGCTTTGTATTGGTTGTCCAACAGTTTGTTCTGCTGGAGGATTAAACATCCCTGTTTGCACAGGAGCAACATCATTAAATAATCTACTGTAAATTGCATTTTCAGTCATGCCTTCTAATTCTGGATTACTAAACATATCAAACCTATTTGGAAACTCAGAGAAACCTGGACCGATATTAAACGGAGTAGGTTCTGTCATTGCAAATTGACTTGGTATATTAACACCTGGAATTTTATTAAGTAATGCAGTTCCTAACATTCTACCTGGCATAAGATTCATTATACCTTTTCCAATATTACCAAGTTGTTGAAACTGTCTTTGTGAAGTTGGGTTAGTAAATCCATACCTAAGTGAATCTAAAATACCCATTCCTTTTGTTGGGTTAAAACCAAACATTCTATTTGCGGCAGCTTGTTCGTTTAAATTTGCAAAACCTGCAAGAGAATTAGGTTTTAATTGATTCATATCTCTTCCAGCTATTAAGCCGCGATCAACCATTCTACCTAAATCACCGTATTCTTGATAACCAAGAGTGCCACGAACAGTATCTTGCATTCCACCAGGAGTAACATTGTACTCACCCGGTAATCCGCTCCTACCAAGTGGATCCATAACTCCAAGAACCCCTCTTTTTTTCATTCTACCTAAACGTGAGTTTCTAAAATTAGCATCAGCCATAGCGTCAGCAAGTTTGCCGCTATATTTTGATCCTGCGCCTTTTTTGTAATTTTCTTTAAATGATGATTCTATGCCAGCAGCTGTAGGTCTAACTTCTTTTGCTTCATTGGCTTGTATACCAGCAACGGCGTCCTGATGGGCTTTACTGTCCTTATCTGCTTTATCTTTGCTGCTATTCTTACTGCCCATCTACACGCCCACCTTTATTCATCCCCGGAAAAATTCCCATTGGACCCATTGGGCTTGAACCTGTTGGTCTGCTTAAATAACTACTTAAACCTCTCATCATTTTTGGACCTAAAGCAGCTAAACCTCTTGCACCTGCTCCTACACCTAACGCTGCACCTGCTCCGCCTAACGCTGGAGCAACACCAGGAATCATAGCTAAAAGTGGACTATACGGTAAAACACCAAAGTCAGTAAGAAAATTATTTGATCTGTTTTCTACAAAGTTTTCGCTTTCAGGGTTTCTAATTCTTTCATCTATTGGTAAATTTGTATCGTATGCAGTGGTACCTGTTAAAAGATCAGCAGCAGTTAATCCAAAGTTTTCTTCAATATAATCATGGAATGGATCATACTCTGCACCAAACATATCCATAAGAGTTGGGTTCTCAATTTCACCACGTCGGTCTCCCTCTGTAAATCTACCCTCTCTCTTAAATCTTGCTGTGTCAGCTTCGTACTCTTCTTCTTCTCTTATTTTTTTTCGTTCTTCTGCTAAAAGTTTTTCCAACTCAATTGCATCTAATGCGTCTTGTTTTTTGTTAGCACGTTTACGTTCTTCTCTACGTTGACCACCAAAATAACCGCCAAAGCCTCCTCCAACAAGTCCTAATAATAATGCTAGATCTTCTGAGTTCATTAGTTACCACTCTCTTTTATTGTTGCTTGCATATTTTTTATACCATCTTTAGCTAACGATACAGACGCTCGAAGTTTTTGATGCTTGTCGTTTTCTTCCATCTTTTCTTCTGCAAGTTCTCTGCTTTGCAACATCTTCATCTTTTCGAGGTTCAGCTTGTCTTCGCCTTCCTCTTCTTTGCGCTGTTCTTCGCGAGCTTTAATATCTAATTCCCTGTCCTTTAGCTTCAATAGAGGATCATTTTCAATCTGATTCAGCACCTCTCTTTCAGCTTCTGCAAATTCTAACATAAATTCTGAAATTAAAACAGCTTTTCTTGCTTCTATTTTCTGTGTCTCACTTTGCATGGTTTGTTGTATTTGTTGCATTTGTGGACTTTGTGCCATTTGTTGCATAGCTTGTGGGTTTTGTGCCATCTGTTGTTGCATTTGTTGTAGTGTCATCTGCAGTTGTTTTAACTTTTGTATCTCTTCTCTAAACTCCATATCAGTTTGTTCTTGAGCCATTAACTGTATGTGTTGCATGCAATTAGTTTGTAATGCAGCTAGTGATTTTGGATTGTTTCTACAAATAGTAGTGCCCATAAACTGTAAGTGTGATTTCATGTGTGCTTGGTGATCTTGTCCTGAAAATGCCTGAAATTTTTTACCACCTAACGCCATAACGTTTTCTGTTGCTGGGTCTAGTGGTTGTGGTGGCATTGGTGGTGGCAATAATGAATCAATATCTTTAACACCTAGCGCATCATACATGTGTCTGTATGCAAGATATATATTGTGCATTCCAGGGTTTGACATTGCCAACTGTAATTCAGTTTGTGCAATTGTAATTCTTTGTGTTTGTGAAAATATGTTTGGATCAGCAACTGGTATGATATCTACTTTGTCGTCAAAGTCTGTTTGGAATATTTGTCTTTGACCACCAACTACATCATATGGATATTGTGGAGGTAGATAAGTTACAAAACATTTTGCTAGTAACATGAATTCTTGTTTCATTGATGCATACAATCTTTTATGTATCGCACTCATAACCCGCGATCCACGCTCCAATAACGCAACTGTCGTTCCAACTGCTGCACTCTGATTACCTTCGCCAACTTGCATGTCTGCAATGCTCGCGAACCTTTGTCCTGATTCAACAACCGTGCTTAACAATTGTAGGAGCACGGTGTTCGGACCATTAAACGGTAAAGGCATAAACGCGTCTCTAAGGTTCCCACCAGGTGCATCTACGTCACGAAACTCTCCCGGCTGCAACGGTTGAGCTTCGTCTCTGACGCGGATGCCTCGCATTTTGAATCCGGCCGGTAAGTTTGACAAGGTGCCAGCGTCTAAAAGTTGTCTTAGAGCGGCTGTGGCAGTCCGTGATAGACCGCCGATCATGTGGATTAGGCCGAACCCGTAAAACCCGAGTCCTGGTAGAAATTTGAAATGCACAAAATAATCTTTACGTCTTTTAGCAGGATCGTTTTGTGCAAAATTACGTTTGATAGATAACACAGTTCTTGTGTCTTCTTCAATAGTTACAATATATGGTAATTTTAAACCTGATGGTTCTCCTGTTTGTGGGTTCATATCTTCAAACCCTTCAATATCTAGTTCACAATGACACTCTAGCAAAGTATGTACTTCGTCAATATTGTTTGATGAAGTGCCTTGTATGTTGTCTTTTGTTTCTCTAACCTCATCATAACTATCATTTGATCCTTCACCAACTTCAACGTCTTTATAAAAACCCGCTAGTTGTTGTCTTCTTAACTCGTTAGATGTCATTTTAATTGTGTGTATAATTGTGTCTGCATCGTCTAGTGACGTTGCATTGTAAGGAACAACTAAATCTTCCGCCGGTACAAACTTAGACACACATCTTCCAAGAGATGCATCATAATAAATCTTTTTAAATGTAGAACCTGACAATGGTAAATTAAATAGCATTTGATCAAACTCAGGTTCGTACTCTTTCATCTCACACATTAATTCGTAGTTCATAAACTCTCTTACACGATCAGATTGTTTTTCTTTTTGATCGTTTACTACGCCAATAACACGTGTTCTAACTGGTCCATCAGCTGGTAATAATTCTTTGTAAGCTAAAGACTGAAACTGTGTAACAGCTTCTGCAAGAACAGGGTGCGTAGCGCCAGATGCGCCTTGGAAAGGGTCTGATCTGTTTTCGTATTTAAAACCTAGTAAGTCTAAACCTTTTTTGTAAGTGTCTTCCCAGTCTGATCTAGATCCTTTGTATTCATCATAGCTTTCTTCTAAATTAGATGAAATTTCACCTAGTATGTCGTCTTCTAAAAATTCTGCTAAGTTTGCGTCGTGTTGCATTGCCGCTTGAGCGGCCATGGCTGTTGGATCAAAATCTATTTCTGCTCCACCGTCATCGGTCATTTGTATCTCAACGTCATCGGATCCGATATCGCTTTCTGGTGTTTCAATTGGTACCTCTTCACCAGGTATAACTTGTTTTGGAACTTTAATTTGATCTTCTAGTGCTTTATCTATTGCCATTATTTACTCCTAAATAAACTTCCCATGCCATCTGACATTGGTCCTTTTAACGGTGGCAGTGTACCACCTTTTGATTTTTTTGTCCTCGGTTTAAATGGTATAATATTATCTATATTATCTTTTCCTCTTAAATTGTTTAATTGTGTAAAATCTACTTGAGCCCCTATCATTTCTTTACCATCATAAATTGGTTTTGGCGTTAGATCACCACCTAATTTTTCTATTTCAAGCAAATCATCCATTCTTCCTACAGCATCATCCATGTATTCTAAATAGTCATTGTTTAAACCAGAAACAGGGTTGTCATAAATTTGTTTTCTAACTTTATCTGTCATTGCAGTTGCAAGTTTTGTTCTTTGTGCTTGAGTCATTAAACCAAGTTTCTGACCTGTTAGTATGGCCTCTGCTTCTTTTAAACTTGTGTTAAGTCCCATACCTGTTGCTTCGTCTACAACTTCGTCAGGAACTCTTCTAAGTTGATCATTAAATATAATTTTAAATTGACCTTCGGAAACACCTTTTTGTGTAATATTTTGCTTGTAAGTTTGTTTTGCACCAAAAGGTTTTATTCCTTTTTGTGCAAGTTTAGCTGCTTCCATAATACCTTTACCAATTAAACCCAGTGCCATTTCAACACGACCGCCTTCAGCGTTTAAAGTTCGTTTTGGATTTATTATATCTTCAAAAGCTTCTAAGGCTGCCTCTATTCCATCTTCCTCTGCAATACGATTAAACTCCTCTAACGCTCTAGTCTTCTCTTCCATTTCAGAGGTAGCGATCTTTAATTCATTTAAAATATCCTCGCCTCTTTTTTTCTCTGCTATGAGCATTTTATCTAGCTCGTCTTGTAGTGGACTTAAATTTTTTCTTTCCAAATCGTAACGTTTACGTGATTCTTTTAATGCAGCTGCAGTTTCGTAATCTCTTTCAGGGTCACGTGGTGGTCCAAACTTTTCTGTCTTTTCAGGTTTTTTCTTTTTAAATAAAGATGCAAGTCCTTTTAGTAAACCACCTTTGATCATACCAACACGGCCACCATCAGCTTGCTTTGTCATTTTAGTTGGGTCTAGTTGTCTAAGTTTAAGTAGGTCAAGTTCTTTTCTAGCTTCTCCCAATACATC